GACCACCGATCAGTTGTGCTGTTTCCGGCTTCGTGAGTTGCGCGAACGAGTTACCTGCCGATGGTTGACCCCAATTGGTGCCCGCAGTCGGATGACCCATCCACCACACATACTGCGACGAACCGTTCAGGAGCGCCTTGTAGTAGTTGGTTGAACCATCGTCCTTCTTCGCGTCATTTGCAACCGATGCGTATGGATACGTTTCGAGGACCGTGTTCGGTGTGCCAGTGAAGACACCCTTCACGTCAACCACGACAACGTGAACTTCATCGTTCAGGCCAGACAGATTCTTCACCCAATCCGACGTATTCGGTGCGCCCGAGAAGCTTGACTTGAATTCCCAATCTGCACGAACGTTCACACCAGTCACAACTTGTGCAGCCGGTGATTTCAGAACGAGTGCCGTAGCCGATGTCACTGAAGCAACTTGGCCGATCAGCTTGCCGTCCGTGGTGTACAGGAACGTACCAGGAACCACTTGTGTGTCAAACGTAGTGCTGACGCCCGTGACTGCCGCGCTATTCGCCGTAGTCGTGACTGTGCCGTTCAGAGTTTGCGAGTATGCAGCAGCATTGGCAATCGACACCTTCAGTGTGTTACCAAGTACACCAGGATACTTTGCAGCAGCAATACCAACAGCGCCTTGACCGCTCGAATAGTTTGCTTGATATGAATCTGAGTTTTTGATGAGGACAGGTGTACCGGATGCAACCGCATTGACCGCAGTCGCGCCAGCCACACGCACAACTTGAAGGTTGTTGCCGTATGCAAGGAAGTTTGCAGCCGTGAAGAACGAAACCGCAGTATCGTCATTCGGACCCTTGAACACTTTTGCCAGGGTCGTTTCACTGTCCACAGTCGTGACTTGTTCAACCGGACCCCACTGGAATGTCCCAGCGAAGCCGCCAGCCGTAGTAGCGACTGCCGGAACGATGTTGGTAGCATCGTATTCCTGAACATTCACGCCGGGTGAGAGCATAAACATATTTGATTCTCCGTAAAAGGAAAGGGCGACTGTTGTTGAACACGTCGCCCTTCGTATTCTGTTTCAACCGTACTATTTAGGTTTTTGAGGTTTTTCAGAACACCCTTACCGCCATAGACCGGGCCATTCGCTGATCTGCATGGCGCGTTCGAAAATCGACTTCGTTCGTTCTGCGTCCTCGACCAGCCAGACATCTCGATCAATCACTTCAACTTCCGGTTCTTGATTCAGATGGTTGTCTCGAATACCGAATGGAGTGAGATTCGCTTCGATTTCATCGATCCGTTGTTGATAGATCGTGGTACGAAGATTGACGTTAGTGAGTTCTTTGAAGTATGGTGATTTTGTCAGCCATGCAAACAGCACCAATGTCATTACGAGGTCGTCGTGATAACCGTTGTCGGCCTTGAATGTGCCCTTAATTTCGGTGAAGGTACTGAACTCAGCAATGAACTCTCGGTCATTAACCAACAGTTTGTTCTCTTCGATCAGTTCCTTCAGTGTCGAACATCCAACCCGTTTGACAAGCTTGTCGGTACGAACACCAGACTGAGTTGTGCCTTGACGGCCAAACCCAGACGTGACGACCTGACCGGTCTTGCCCTTGCTGATCCACAGTAGGTTCTCGTACTCAATGTCGTGCATCAGTGCATCAGAGACAGACTGACCGTTGTCATTGATTTCCACCAGGACATACGCTTGGTTGTAGTCATCAGCCATCTTGTGAATGATCGACGGAAACAACATAGGCTGAATCTTGTTGGACCGATACTTCGCAACGAGCTTGTAGGGAATTTCCGTGATGTCAATCATGGTCACGACCGAACTATCACCCTCAACACCACGCGACGTATCACACACGGCCACATAGACATGACCAGGAACGGGCTTCTCGATGATGTCCAGGTTGTCCTTCTGATAGACGTACTCATAGGGTGTCATCTTGGCGATGTAGTCACCCGCGATCAGTGTGTTCGATGACCCAAGGAAGGCCATCAAGATTTCCTGACGGAACTTCAGATCACCCAACACACGACGTTGGTCAGCGGCCCATGCGTCGTCATAGCCAGGACGTTCCCAATAGTCTGCCGTGAACGTCTTGAAACCATTGATGCCCTTCTCGGCTTCGTCCCACATCTTCCAGAAGTGGTTGTAGCCAATAGGCGTGGACGTGATACTGATCTTGGTCGTATTACCCGATGACAACGTAGGGAACACAGACGTAAAGAATTCGTCGGCAATGTTGCCGCCCACGAACGCATATTCGTCCAGGTACAGCCAGTTCAACGAACTACCCCGTGCAGCATTGGCAGACGTGGCATCTGCCGTCACCTTCGAACCATTCGCAAGCTGAATGAAACCCTTGTTCCACTCCCGCACACCATGTTTCAGGAATTGCGGTAATTCTTCGTACATCAGTTTGATACGGGCAAGAATTTCCCGCGCACCCTTGGACTTGTTTGCCAACACTGCGACGTTCTTGTTCTTGTTGAAGATGATGTACCAGCAAATCGCCGCTGCTGTGCAGGTAGTCTTACCGCCCTGACGGAACAACTTGCAGATCGACTTGCGATTTTCCAGCAACATGCGGATGTACTTCTCTTGGAACGCAAACATATCAAAGTTGATGATGCCTCGGTCCAGAGAGATGATCTTGACGTAGTTGCGGATGAAGTAGATCGGATCAGACGCACATCGTTGGAATTCTTCAAGTTCCCATTCGGTGTACGGGTGTTTCCACCCTTCGGGGCGGATTTTCTTATTGCCCCGAACGTGGTCGCGTAGGACTAGCTTAACCATGTACTTCCTTATTCTTCCTCAATGAACGGAACGTCAATCACTTGCGCCCGTTTCGCTTCCATTGCATCCAACAGGTCTTCAGCCGTACCCGTGAAGACGACGTTGTTCTGAACGCCGATGTTGTTACCGCCATTCAGTGCAGCTTCGCGTGCTGATTCGACTGGCTTCTCGATGTCCTTGACCTTCTTGTGTAGTTCGATCAACTGCGACGCCACGTCACTGACGTTCTTCACCATCTGCCCGACCACTTCGAAAGCACGTGGATGTTCTGATTGTTTTGCCAGGGCCAGAATCACGTCCAAGGCATCTTCGGACTTACCCATGACCCGATGCAATGTCTCGCGTACAACAGCGATGTCGTTTTGCCGATCTTCAACACTGACCGGACGATCTTCGATGATCGGTTGCACAATCAGTTGACGTGGTTCGACCGGGACCACAGGTGCATCACCATCGACACCAAAGGTTGCGTCCAGGTCCTTGAACGCGTTTTGCATCTGTTGTGCGGCGACTGTAAGATCGTTACTCATATTCGTACGCTTCGTGAATGTGTTCGGAATCCTTCGAGAAGTTTCCGTTGTTGCCGATGGCCGACTTGACTTGATGTGGATGGAACGCCGTCCATGAATCGCCTACACCTTCCCATTCTCCATGTGTCGGTGATACGCCATCGTGACCCATAGACTTCAGCTTTTCGGTCGTGTACCTACCGATATGTTGTTCCAGACTGGCGTAGCTTTCACCCTTGTCCAGACGTTCCTTCGAGATATCCATCTTCACTTTCATCGCGCCGTCGAAGCTGATTGGGTTGTGTGTCTTCATGTAGACGGGCTTGACATTGCCGCCTTCATGAAACTTCGTATTACCGATCACCTTGTTGGCGTAGTTGTTGGCGATGCCTTTGTTACCGGATGTGTAGATGCCATGACCAACCGTGCCATGATCCATCGTTCCGTACCGGTTCTTATCGAACGCGGAAAAGTCCTTCATCGTGCCGTGGTATGTGACCTGTGGCCTACCGTGCTGATCTACCGCCTTGCTGTCACCAAACCAACGATGGAAGTTACGAATCCCTTCGTTGGTAGGATGAATCGGACGGCCTTCGCTGTTGTTCCGGTGCTTCATGACACCATCGACATCGATCATTGGATGTTCTTGTTCAGTGATGAACTGTTTGAATGTCTTCATCAGTCGTTTCCGTTGAATCCTTGAATCGTTGTCAGGATCGTGTAGGTATCACCCTGGTTTGCCGTCAATGGGTTGACCTGTACTTCAACACCTTCCAGTGCTTCAGTCGTAGCCATATCCGGGGCTGAATAGAAGTCCACCTGTACGTCCTTGATGACGCCCTTCGCACCACTCACATAGCCGTAATAGTTCAGTTGCAACGTGAACTCAAAAGTGATGATGACCTGACGGCGCTCTTCGAACTTCGGTGCGTCAAAGTTGTCGTCAATCGATACACCATCGAGTGTGATCGGTAGATCGTTGGTCAGATTCAGTTCCGGCATTGCGTTCATCGACAACGTGTACGTTGGTGTGAACGTCGGTAGAATCTGTTCCATCATCATGAGTGCGTCGCCTTGGGTCTTGGCAACCGCATACAGCGCGATCTTCAGGTTGTAGGGGACTGGATTGAATGATGAGTTCAACTGTCCACTCTGCATCGCCCTGAAGCCCTGCATCGCGTTCATCTGGCGATTGCTGTCACGTTCAATGGCAACAATCTCGAATGCCAGCCGAGGTAGGGTCAATTCTTCGCGCTGTTCGTCGATATTGGGTTGCTGTTCAGCACGGGCCAGAAACTTGTCCTTGGGCGCATAGCTGATCGGAACCCGGATACGACGCTGCAACTGACCTTCGCCGTCATAGCGCTCGATGAACACGTTGTTGAACATGTTGCCGAACGCCACGACTGCCTTCTCGGTTGTCTTGTGGTAGAACGTTTGCTGACTGTTAAGCATGGTCAATTTCCCCGAACGGATTGTTCTCATTAAAGTTCAGCACGACTTCTTCCTGTGCCGTGAACGCATCGTTCTGTGATGCAGGATCATTGACCGCGATGTCGAACTCTTGAAGGATGTGATCGCCGCCTTCAGTGACCAGATTCAATCCACTCTCGGTCAAGATGAAGTAATCCTGATCGGCCATCGACAACTGGTTCGACAGTTCATCAATTTCTTCCAGACCTGTATCGAATTGTTCGTGACTGAATTCAAACAGTTCACATTCGAGACGATAGACAAACAGCCTACCGAGTTGGTAGAAAGGATTGGTCGCAACGACCTTCTTAATTTCAAAAAATGACTTGGTGAGTGGCAGATAGACCAGATCACCTTCAACCGGACGCGGAAGCATTGTCTTGCCGGTGCGACCGACTTCGGCTTCCCACCGGGCACGGGCCACGACGAACGTACATGAATCTTGAATCTCGATGCCAAACTTGGACATCAGTGCGCCATCACCTTCGAAGCCTTGTACGTTCTCTAGGTACATCTCCAACCGATACGCATTCTCGTACTTGGCGAGACGGTCTTCGGTGAAGATAGGATCGATGTCGTTCTGTAGCAGCACACGCGGGATGTAGTAGGTATCCATCCCGCCGATTTGAATTGCTTGGATGGTCAATTCCTCGATCATACGCTGGGTATTCGTGAACGATTCAGGAATACCATTCTGGAAATAGAAGTTGACGGCCATCGATTACCCCACCAGGAAGCCAACCGGTTCTTGATAGATGTCTCGAATCTGTTGTTCGACCTTTTCGATTTCCGCGACCGCTTCATCATAGATTTGCTGACCGTTGACTACGATGCCGCCCGGAAGCTGAACACCACCATACAGTTTCAGATTGTTGCCCCACTGTTCTTTCAGGTAAGCCGTGGCAAGCTTCTTCAACATCCGGTCATCCCAGACGGCTTGATACGCTTGTTCATCGACAATACCGTAACAGTCGGCCACAATCCAATCACCCGGTGCGAGGTTGTTGCGCCAGTCAAAGTCGATATACAACCGACCGATCTTGGGATTGAAGCGGAAGATTTGTTGACCGACAAGAACACTGTCCATCGTGTTCAGGTATTCTTTTGTCTCTTCGTAGTAGGCCAGACCACTCGTTGCCAGTGACCCTTGCGAGGACTGGAAGTTGTAGATGTCATTGACCTTGATCTGATATGCCGCCGAGAACTGGCTATTCGAGGTCGCACCACCCGCAATCGGAAACACATTGATGACGCTGACCACACCAGAACCAGCCGGGATGTAGCCATTGTCGATGTCACCCGTGGTGTATGTACCGATCACACCATTCGAACCAGATTGATCGCCCGTGACCTGTTCACCAGCAACAAAGCCGCTACCAGTCGGTGTGCCGACCTGTAGCAGCCCTTGAGAGATTGCAGTGACCTTGGCCTGTGTGCCCGAGACTGAACCTGTTACCGTCTCACCCAGCTTGAAGCTTGTAGCAGCAGCCGTGGTGATCTGGTTGTCCATGACCATATGCTTGAGGAACATACGATCCGTTGCGTCACCGTGGAACTCACGGAAGAACTGAAACGCGTCTGAAATCCGGTTGGCAATCTGTTCGTCGGCCACGTGAATATCGATCACCGGTGAACCCAACTTCTGCAAGCAGTATTGGGCCAGTGTGTCGAATGAGTTGAGTTGTACGAGTGCCATGATTTGCCCGTAGTTGTAGTTCTACTATTTAGGTCCCAGACGTGTCAGAAAAACGTGTACAAATTTAGGACGCAGGTTTGACCAGATCGGCAACAGCTTTACCCGCTGCTTCAACTGTCGGTGCATTCTCGGCAATCTTGTGAATCACGGGTGCAGCAGCTTCGATTGCAGCAACCACGGGTGCAGCACCAGGAATGATCGAGAGGACCGGTGCAATCACCTGTGCAGCAGTTGCAACACTGTCCAATGCAGGGATCGCCTGTTCGATCTTTTCTTCGATGGCCTTCAGCGGCGCTACAGGTTGCTTCACGCCGTCCAGTTCGCCCTTGGCTACATCTGCTACTGCCGGGTGAAGATCGCCCGCCTGATAGCCCGTTAAGAACTTCAGGATCGCTGCCATACCATTCGGATCGAATCGATATGCACCTTCCATACCGATTGCTGCCAAACAGGCTTCATCGCAGAACCAGCCCTTCGGATTGTGACCACAAGGGAAGAACGTGATGAACTGCAATAGGCCGCGTGTATCATACGGTTCGCCTGAATGGTCCTTGAACCACTGAAGCGCCTTTTCTTCATCGATACCAGGGACTTCAACGATGTCCCATGTGTTCGTGGTGTCACTGAGGTCTAGTGACTTGAGGCGTACACCGCCTTCGGTGTACTTGGAACTTCCACACACTGTCAACTTTGGATCGACAGGATCAGGACCGAAACATGCCTCAACGTGCGTGTACGGTCCTTCCATCTTCCATGAACAAATTTTTGCGAACAGGGTGTCTTTAGCCTTGTGAAATGCAAATTTCATGATGGTTCCTTATAGATGCGACGAATTGTCGCACCAATACTTATTAGCTGATCGTCGCAACAATGGACTGAATGTCGGTCATGATGCTATTGAATGCAGCTTGTGCATCAGCCAGAGTTGTTGCAGCCTTGATTTCATACTTGCGCATGCGTTGGGCCGCAAGAGACGAAAGCGCAGAATTCAACTGTGTTGCCTGTCCAAGAATGAGTTTTGCGGCAGTCTTGTTGTCATAGCCAGCGGCTTGTGCAAATGCCGTCACCCAGATGTCAGGATCGCCAACAAAGTTGTTGTTTGCGAATGTCTGTGCGGCTGATTCTCGATTGAGATATTCCTGTTGGAAACGAGTCCAGTTGGAATAGGCCGTGGCTACAAAGTTATCGACCTGGGCCATCAATTGAGTCTGAATGACCGCAAGGTCCGGTGCTGGGGCGGGTGCAGGAGTGTTGCCAGCATTCTTCCAGTTCAGATATTCAACGTAGTCGCGGTTAAGCGGATCAGCAGGAATTGATGCACCATCCGAACGAAGAATGGTGTTCGGATTCGTTGTTAGAGTGTATGTGTACATAGTTCAAATATTGGTCTGTGTTCTATTTTTACAGTTCTGCGTCAAATGCGATCCAACCACCAGCACCGTTACCGGCAATCACGATACCGACCTGACCTTGGGTCCAAGATGCACCCGAACAACCCAAGTTGAGACGAACCGCCTGTGGAGATACGTTACTCAATGACGAAGACGAACCAGCCACCAACTGTGTCACCGATGTTCCGTACAGATTCAAGGATGAAAGGGTAGGCGATGTCCGCATCGTCACAGGGAACGTGATAGTAGCCAAAATGCTAGTCGCGGTGTTAATCATGCCCGCTGCCACATCAGCTTGTGTCGAACTACCGAACCGGTAGTAATACCGTTGCGCGAGTGACAATTCAGTCGTAATCAGGCGACGTTCGAATGGCGAGTTGTATGAACCCATCTCAAACTGCACACCAGTCAGTTGCCATGTTGCACCCGAGGTCGCAATCAGTTTGGTTGATGACGGAGTGCCATACATCTGACCCGCTTGCCACGTATTTAGCGTCGAGGTCTGATAAGTCGAACCGCTACCCAAGTCCCAACAGATAGATAGACCGGCGCTTGCTTGATTGTTCCATGTGCCTGTGATGTCACCAGGAACAATAATGGAAACTTGTTGCCACGTGTTAGCAGTTGTGATCGTGTATGTGGAGATGTAGTTCCGGTTCAGACTGTTGTTCATGAACCCAACCGCATACGTTCCAGCAATGGACGACTTTACCCAGAATGTCAGAATTCCAGTCTGCGCATTGGATTTACCATAGGCGAAGTCGATGAGGTTGTAACCTTCAATGTTTTGCCAGATACCACTGAAGTTACTCGCAGCCGGGGAAGCACCTGTACCAACTGTGAACTTCCACGAATAAGCAAATGCGTTATTCGGAACGTCAGATGAAAGTGCCGCATTATGACCACTACCGGAACCAGTCGTGCAGCCAAACCGGTCCACGGCCTGATAGCCCGACAGCGAACCTGTCACCGACGACGAACGTTGCCAGATGTCCATACCACCATTGATGATACGGTTTCGACCCATGTCTGTGATGGCGCGTGTATAACCATCAGGAAGAATCAAACCTGTCCCGACTTGCACCGTACCAGTAGGATTGACGGTCAGATTTCCATACAGCTTGGTTGGATCAGCCGTGGACTGATTACCAAAGAGGTCGATCAGTCGTGCAGAGAGTTCTGAGTGTTGTGCTGACATAGTTGATTAGAGTTCCGAACCGAGATAGATCGTGCCGCCATTTGCGTACAGTTCTACCGCTTGACCGAGTGTTTGATTTGCCGCCGTGTTGACACCCACACCCAATGCGCCGCCCGAGTAATACATCGTCCCGAACGATGTAACGTTCTGGACACCGGCAGTCGGGCCATATAGCTGTGGTGGCCCACCGCTGTATCCAATCGTTGGTGCAGAGCGCATGGCTGTATTCAAGGGAATCGATACATAGGCGAGTGTGGTACTTTGTGATGCACCAGCACCAACGAATACTGTTCCAGAGAACGACTGGTAGTACCGTTGGCAACGGCGGAACAGTTCGCCATATTCAATCCACTCATACGGTGTTATTTGTGTCCCCAATTCGAGCTTCACTTGTGTGATCGCAATGAAGTTATTGACCGTGCCGCCCCAATTTGTGGCCCCAGCCGCATACATGTAGTTGCCGGATTGCCATGCACCAGTGGTTGATGTCTGATACGTTCCACTGGTGTTGATCGCACCGATGTTCAGGTACATTCCGCCTGCATTGCTGTTTGGGATTGACAGCGAAGTCGGGATTGTCGGTACGTTGATCGTGATCTTCTTGGGAGTATTCGCTGTCGTGTATCTGAACGTAGTGACGAACGAGTTGTTCCCTGTGTAGTCACGTATAGAAATACTGAACGTACCAGTCACATTCGAATTGAAGATGAACGACAGCGAGGCCGGTTGACCGAGAAAATGGAAACAGTTGTACCCTTCGATTGGCTGATAAAATCCGGTCCAGTAGTTTGCACCAGAACTATTGGCAATCACCGTGTTCACTGTCTGTATAGAGGCCGCATAGGCCACACTATTCCATGTGATCGTACCGACAGATTGCGTGAACTGACCACCCGCCGATGCTGCGTTCAATGCACCCCAACGGTCAGCCGGTCCATAACCACCAACACCAGCCGAACACACCAAATTGGAACGCTGCTGCACTCGCATGTCGCCATTGATGATGACATTACGACCGGTCGGTGTAAGAACTTGAATGTAACCATCAGGAAGAATAAGACCGTCAACACTGGCCTTACCTGTCACCTGAAGTTTGGCGGTGCTTGTATCCGTGGATGTAGCTGCACCAACGATGACATTGCCGCCCGAACTGACGCCAAGATTATTCATCAGCTTGGACGGATCAGCAGTCGCAGGACTACCAAAGAGGTCAATGACCCGTGAAGTAAGTTGAGAGATTGATGCCATAGTTGATTAGACCTTCAAGGGAACCACGATGGTCCCGGTGTAATAAGCTTTGTTCCAGGTTGCCGATTGCGGAGTGAATGACGAAGCACCAACACCTGTGTTCAGGGCCGACATAACCACTTCACTGTCATATGTCGCCCATGAGTTGTATTGAGATGTCGAATCACCCGAATCTTTGAAACCAGGACCCCACGTGATCGCATTGGCAACACTGGCAGAATAGTTACCCGCCTGTGCTGCACCGATCAGGACTGCCGAGGTCCCCGTGAGACTGACCGTGCCGAACGTGGCAGTTGCCGTGTTACCGCAGTTCTTCGTGACCGGTGTGCCGAATGGTGTTGAACTATTCAGGCCGGATAACTGCACAATCACGACCGAACATGCGTTCACACTTGCGCCCGTGAACACGTAGGACGTAGGTTCAGATGATGTGGCGACCTTATAGAATCCCGTGATATACCCATAGTTGTTATGGGTAGTGAAATTGATCGAGGTATGTTCGGTCCAACCACTGGAAGCCATTGTTCCAGGCGGTGTTGAATTCAGCGAGTCATAAACGGCAAAGGCGTACAACATGTTTCCGGCCACGATGCCTGAAGGTGCAGGAACCGTGACCGATGATGTCTGTGCGCCAGCATTGGACGTAGATACCGCCCGAATACCGCTATTGAGATGGCGACGAGAAACCATAATCATGACATGTCACCAGTCAGAAGCCATGTATCAGTTGCAAGCTTGGTGATCTGAATCGCGCTGTACTGCGTACGACTAATCAAGGTTGATGGTGTATTGACTGTCACACCCGATGCAGGCGAAACCGTGATCTGACCAGCACCATTCTGAACAAAGGTGATCGACGTTCCGACAGGGAAAGCCACGGTTGCGTTGGTCGGAACCGTTACTGTGATCGCACTTGCCGAACTGAACTGAAGGATGCCTTGATAGTTGTTTGCTTGTGGCGCATCGGTCAATGCAATCGTGTACGTGGTTGCCGCATTGGCCGCAGGAATATTTGGTACAACCCCGCTGCTACCACTCGATGCTGTTGTCTGAACCGTACCATCAGGGAACTTGATACCACCCGTGGTTGATTGGATCACACCCTGCACGGTCAACGCACCTGTCAGCGTTCCACCCGTGAGCGGAAGCATGCCATTGACGGCGAATGGCGTGAACGTGATGACTTCATAGTTGTCCGTTGCCGACGTACAAGCATTCGTCAAGGTGATGACACCATTAGACGTATTAGCCGTGAAGTCCACACCCGGAATCAGACGGTCGTTGTTCTGATAGACCCAGATGATTTGGTTGATGTACGTCGTGGTGATAGTCGTTGCACCTACGGTCAGGTTGAACACCTGTGACGTAGGTTGAAACACCGTGGACGGACTGTAGATGATCGAGGTCAGTACTTCATAATTGTCCCGACCAGTTGCCGCAGTCGTCAGGTTGATATTCACGCCATCCGGTGCAGTGAAATCAACATTGGGGATCAGGCGTCCATTATTCTTGAAGACCTGAACGAAGCCAATACTGTAACCACCAGTCGGCTGAATCGAGGTTGCATTCGCAGCCGGGGTATAGACATGAGACGAAGGCGCAGTAACACCATTGGCCGTGGTCTGAACTGTGCCGTCCGAGAACTTGATACCACCCGAGGTCTGAACCGTGCCGTTGACCTGTAGTTCATCCGTGCCGTTGTCTGACGATGTACCGATCAGGACGCGACCAGCAGTCGGCATGAGTGTCAGATAGCCAACATTGTACGAAGACGAACGTACGGCCTGCATGACGTACTGTGAACCCGTGTAGGCATCATTGACGGTACGAATACCAAACGTACCCGAACCGTCTTGAATGATTTCCCACGTCTTCTGATCGGTAGTCGCACCGATGCGCTTCAGTTCAATCGAGGTCTGGCCTGCACCTGAACCGTTCGATGCAATCAATGCACCGGCACTGTTCGTACCAGTGATCTGACCACCTGTGGACGTGATGTTCCCGCCAACTGCCAAGGTCGTGCTGACCGACGCTGCACCACTGACCTGAAGTTCTGTCGAACCGTCATCCGTGGTTGTACCGATTAGGATACGACCCGCACCCGTGATGCGCATCCGTTCGGTCTTGTTGATAGAACCAGATGGCGTCGTGTAGAAACGGATATTTCCCGGTGCAGACGTGTTCGACACATTGGCTTCGGCATATACATCAACAGAAGCCATGTTGCGGAATGCCGCACCATCATAACCATAGCTGACCACGGTTTAAACCTGATCGCCACTTTGTGTAGCTGTCGCCGAGTTTGGCAGTCCATCAGCTTGACGAAGTGTCAGTGTGCTTGGTGCAGAATAGCCAGTCGAACGAAGACCACCCCACTGTGATTCAATGTCACCATAGACCTGAAGTTCTGCACCAGAACCGCTATCGGTCGTGGTGTTGATTAGGACGAAACCACCACTGGTCATCGTCAGTTTGGCTGTGTTACCGATCTTGAACGAGTGTGAACCAGCAGAATAGGTCAGTGTCCCGTTATTGTTTGTTGCCGTACCGCCCGTACCAACGATTTCACTGTCATATGCCGCACCAGCCGCACCAGACCTGAACAGGATCGAACTTGTTCCCGCTGCACTGGTTGAACCAATGTTCAGCGTTGCACCCGAGGACGCAAGGGTCGTATTGGTGTTGTTGAATGTGGCCGCACCAGTGAACGTGCTTGTACCTGTGACTGCTAGGGTTCCACCAACAGACACGTTTCCCGTAGTCGTCAACGATGTTGCATTGATTGCACCAAAGGTCGGAGACAACGGATTTGAATACCAGACACAATGCCATTTCGAACTGTTGTCCGAGGCGAAATAGTATGAATCGTTATTCTTTACGCTCAAAGGGTATGACAATTCAGACGTGTCAGTGCCCGAGAGTGCGAGCGAGATGTTTCCACCAGATACGTTCAGAATCCCAAAACCTGCACCGCCCGGATAGCTGCTTGCAGCCGGAAGTGTGATAGTGATACCCGAGGCTGTGACCAGGAGGATCGAACCAGCCGATGTGATGTCCAGTGTCGTATTGGCTGTGATAGGAACAAGCTTTGCGAATTCCACACCTGTCGTCGAGGCCGTGGCATACACACCTGTCGTATCACACAACAGTGATTCAGCCGCACCTTGGACCACATTGACCGTTGGTGTCTGACCTGTTGCCTGAATCGAGAGCGAATAGTTCCCTGTCGTCTTGTTGACAACAATGAACGCGTGTGGGGTATTGGGAACGGTAATGACCGTATTCGCGGACAGTACGCCGCTAAAGACTATCATTGCGGACTTGTATTCCACATCGGTCAGCGTAACGCTACCAGTGATAGACTTGTTCAGAAGGGACGTGACAGAAGTTACCTCAACGATAGCGTCACCGCTACCATTGTTGGCCTTCAGGAACAGGCGACCGTCATGCGAGTTGAGTGCAAGTTCGCCATAGTTCAGGTCCGTCGTTGCAGGGACTTTGCCAGCAACAGACGAGCGCTTAATCAGAACTGCCATGAGTTCATCCTTGTGTCTGTATGTACAGTTTTTCCTCTTGTTCACGTTGCGTGAACACGTTCAAAAGTTGAACAAGAGGACCGTAAAAACGGAAACGCCCTGTAGAGACAGGGCGTGTTTCTATATCATCTATTTATCGGGATCAGTATGTGCCGCCATCCACGTCACCATAGACAACTGTGGTTCCATTGGATTGAAGGACTTGTCCCGCTGTTGCACTGACTGCCAGACGTGTCAGGGTCGTTGATGACGTGGCGACCAGGATGTCACCCACGGCATAGGTCGATTGACCTGTACCGCCGTATGCTGCTGCAACCGGTGTACCTTGCCACACACCTGTCGTGATCGTACCAATCGATGACAGATTCGACAGCGTAGCGACTTGTGTATTGACCAGTGTGCCCGAGGTTGGCAACGTGACGTTCGTTGTACCCGTGACGTTGATAGTGGTTGCAAATGCGCCGCTGAAGGCAACATTGCCGCCAACCGTGATCGTCGATGTGCCATTGTTGACGCCAGTACCACCATAGGCAGGCGCAACTACACTGCCTTGCCATGTACCAGTCGTGATCGTCCCAAGGGTAGTGATCGAGGTCTGGCCGACATAGGTTGGATTGATGTCCAGGCTGTTACCGTTCTTAACCAGACCAGCACCAACCGTGAAGTCACCCGTACCCGAGAATTGCGTGAAGGTAATAGCCGTCGTGCCAATCGTGATCGAACTTTGATTGACAATGACGAAACCTTGGTCAGCATTCAGAGTACCGGCTTCCACGAACGTGAACACACCAGGAACGAGTGTGGACGACGAGTTCGCATCGCTAGAACGTGACCACGGACCCGCTGCTGCGTTATAGATGCCGTTCTGGGTGTGGTCCGTCTGATCCTTCACCAGAACACGATCACCCGCCTTCAACGAGATACCATCAATCGTTTGCAGACCCGACAGCGTGATATTCGCACCCGTCGTTGCCACACGAACCGATGCCTTCACCGAGAGGCCAGAACGTGACGCGTCCACATAGTTCTTTGTGGCTGCATCTTGCGGGTTCACAGGATCAGCGAGGTTCGTGATCGAGTTGCCCGACATGTTCAGGTTGCCGGTCAGTGTTTGGCCCGCAAACGTCGGAATCGTCGTCGGTTGAATCGTCGTCGCAATGTTTACATCAGACGTACCATCAAACGAGACAGTGCCCGTGATCGGACCCGTCAGGTTGATGCTTCGTGCATTCAGCAGCTTGGTAGCAGTGTCGGCATTGCCATGCAACGAACCCGTGATCTGTGTGACCGAGATGTTGCCCGATGCGTCACGCATTACCAGGGTTGATGCAGTGTTGTTCGGTGTTGCAGCATCGATCATTGATGTGTATCGAACACCACCAATGACCAAGTGTTGTGCAGCATTACCCGCTGTTTCAGTACCGAAGCCGATGTATAGGCGGTCCCCGCCATTCGACCCGTTATCAGGCAATGCAGAATACGCCAGTTCACCAGCCGCCAAGGTTGGCGGATTACCGGCTACTGACGAACGTTTGATACGAATGACTGTTGACATTAGAAGTGACCCCCTTCGATGTACTGACTTTCAAGCATAGTGCCCGCAGTCCACTTCCCATTCCCTTCATTGAAGATTAGAAGCGCACCGTCAGTGATGTTTGTAACGTCAACGTCTGTTGCGGCAGACAGTAGTGAAAGACCGTTCGCACCGGCAGGACCGGTAGAACCAGGATCACCCTTTGGCCCTTGTGGACCTGTAGCGTCCACCGTGGCATTCAAGGTTGTCTGTGAACCACGAACCGAGACATTGACCGGCGATGATTGATTGACTGTTACTTTCATGTCTGTGTAACCGCAGGAAAGATTGTGACCAGACCTTTGAGGAATCGTGTCACAGTTCCGTTGATGTTGTATTGCGCGTCATAGACATAGCGACCCGCTGCCATCGATGCGGTTTGTGTCGCAGTCATAGACAAGATGACAGTACCCGTGGTTGGATCATTTACCGTGATCGTGAACGGATATGACACCGTGGACGTGTACGACTTTCGCACCTGTGATGCGAGCGTAGCTTGTGACAAATCCACGGGAATACCATTATCATCAGTGATGGTAATTTCCGTGGAAAATGTGACGCCCTGATCGATGTAGAGGTTGTATTCAGCCGCCATGTTTGAGAACTGCCAGAAGAAGTTGCTTTATTTCGGCAATATCTGCCTTGATAGTATTTAGCTCTTCCTCATGTTTATCGACTTGTTGCTGACGCTTCAGCGCTGCATCACGCCGCGCGATGTAGGCTTCATAGTCAGCCCGGTTGGTGTTCACGATGGCCCCGGTCGTACGGTCACGCTCAAGGCCATCGTGACCGGCTACTTTGACGTAATCGGTCACGATGTTTCCCTCAATTAAGCGCAGGCGATGATGCGAAGGTCCTTGACCAGAGGAACTTGTGACGAGTCCGTGGACTGCATCACGATCTTGATCTGGATCGCATCGAACGCTGACATACCGGACAGACTGTATGACGTGTCAGTGAACGTCTGGTTAGTGGTCTTCTTGATGGCCGCATCAGGGTTCAGAAGCACGTAAGGCTGTGCATCGAAACCAGTCGTTTGACCAGCCGGGTTTGCCTTGTAGTACACCAAGACATTCGCAGCAGGAGGAACCGCCAGGGCCATTTGTACCCGAAGGTACGTCGATGTGTTTGCGAAGTTGACCTTCTTGGACACATACTTGCTGACCGAGGTTGAACCAACCGGACCCGTTTCATCCACGAACTGGCTGTGCATCACCAGGGTGATACCTGCACCAGCAGCAGCCGTGACGAACGTGTTGGCGAAAGTCACCGAACTACCGTCACTTGCCACCGATTGCGTCAACCATGTACCGTTGTTAGACGCAGAACCACTGATCGTAACGTACGTGCCAGGGATGATCGACAACAGAGTTTGCTTTGTTGCTGCATCCGTTGTGGTGATCTGGTTCCCAGAGAACGCCGTAGCCGTGTTGTTGTTCAACACAGTCACGTCATCCAGCGATGCCACGTTAGTGTTTGCCAGTGTTGCCGTACCGATTCGGTTGCGCACACAGATGGCCGACATACGGTGCATATCGATGAACGGCGATACCGCATCATTAGCTGTGTACAGTTGACCCTTCAGCCACAGCGACTTGCTACCCGCGAGGACAGAAGCCGATTGGTTCGGGGCCGATGCAACCAGACACGTGTTGCCGATGTCGTTGTTGTCGTTCACCACGACCGGGAAGTACGTCGTATCCAGTACGTACGGTGTTTCCGTACCACCACGCGGCGTCTGACCCGTCGTCGTCTTGATGTACCATGCGCTCGTCGTGTCAGTGAACGATTGTGCCTGCACTACTGGCTGAATCGTGTCATACGTGACGTTGGCCGTCGCATAGATGCCGCTGTTACCCGCCAGACCCGAGGATGTTGCATTCGTGGCTGTCGTGATTGTGTAGCTATCAAGTTCAACGTTGCTGATCGTGAACGTGCCATTCAGGTTTGCAGCCGGGATGCCGTTCACTGCCGCTGTCACGCCGCTGATCGTCACCGACGAACCGGTCGGGTTGCCGTGATTCTGATCGAACACACGAACCACATTCGAACCTGTTGCAGTCTCGAACGGTGCTGCACTGAGTGCATGAAGATCGGTTTGCGCATTGACAAACTCAACCTCACCATACTGACCAGTGACGAACTTTGCGCGATTGATCTGGAACTTCAGGTCACTATTCTGGTTGGCCGTCCAGGTCGAGGCATTCTGTGATTCGAACATCACGCCCGTGTACGGTTGTTCCGAGATGTAGTTGTCCGAGTTCACGACCTTCTCACCCAGCGTCGCGATCCATACGTTGTACGCATTGGAATCGGACATCACCACCAGGGCATAGGAAGTACCGTCGTTCACATAGACCGGCGATTCGAACGTGAAACGAGTTGCCACGCTTGCGTCTTGCGACACATTAACCTTGTCCGGTGTCAACACTGTGTGTGAGAACGGCAGGACATTGGTGCCAGGATAGCCATTCACCACATCGCGGATTTCGACCTGAACAGGGATGTTCGTGTCTTTCGACTGGAAGTACAGGTCAACCGAGGTCAGGAATGCACCATCCGTTGATTGCACCAGGAATGTTTCTGCCAATGGGTCCCACCAACCCGTATCCGACACAACCGAAGTTGATGTCTGAACCACGGTCTGCGTCTGCGAAACTTGCGTTTGAACGATCTGTGCATTACGCGTCGATGTCACATACGCTTGCTTCGTTTGCAGGATACCCGTTGCCGTGTATTGCACCGAGGCGTGAGACGTTGTATCCGTCCCATTCGTTGCACTGTCCGTCACCTTGAATTCGCGAGTGCCCGTACGGAACTTCAGCGAGGCATCATCAGGGATTTGGAACAGACCAACGATGTCGCCATTGAAGTTAGAAACCAGAGCGCTACCTTCAGTTGCCACAGTCGGTGCAACAGTCAATGTGCCGCGTGCATTGGACAACGTACCCGAGATGATGTCACCTGACTGGAACGTGCCCTTCACGTTCAACACTTGCAGTTGCAATGTGCCGTCCGAGTGGACTTCCTGAATACCCACGACTGCCGTGGCCGGTGAGGTCGAGAGTGTGTACGATGTCGCACCACGTTGAACCACATAAACCACATCGCCAGCATCGAGGGCGTTGTTGCTGTTACCGCTGATCTGACGTGCGAACTCGTCTGCCAGACCACCGACATTGGACTGATAGTCAAACGTCGATGTGAAACCCGTGACTGCTGTGTACGTCAATGCCGTTGAAGGTGTCACATAGGCCGAAACCGATGTGCCATCAAAGAACGGGTAGAACGTCGTGTTCGGCTTTAGACCACGCGACAAGAACTGAACGTTACGTGCCCGGATGTACGGGATCACTGCTTGGGCCACAACGTTATCCGAAGTCACGGTGTTCGTGATTTGCGGGACGATCTGTGTGTTGATACCCGTGCGTGATTGTCCAATCGTCGTTGCCGTAGTCTCAGTAACCAACGTACGTGCATGGTATTGGTCATCAGTTGCAGCACGTGCTTGCAAAGGACCACCATTGATCGACACCGTGTTGGTGTGGACACCATAGTTGTACGTGGTAGTCGTGTTCGTGCTTGCACCGGTCCATTGTGTTTGCCACGCATTCCACACCGTACCCAGAACACCCGCATTTTGTGCGATGGTCAGGATGGTGTTGAAGTTGCCATCAACGTTGGTCACGATGTCTGGCAGTTGATACGTGTCGAACCATTCGTCCGAAGACGGTGTAAGGTCCGTGTGACCGATGAACGCATATACCGCGAACGGGTTGACGTTCACATATTCCGACGCATACGGCTGCGAGATGAGTGACACTTGTGAGTACGGCAGGGTCACGACATCACCCGTCACCTGATAGCCAGCCGCCGAACGTTGTGCATCCGACGTGTTGTTCTCGATCAGGTTGATGTTCTCCATCGAGAAGAACGGGCGCAGCATGTTGTTCGTCATGTCAATCGAACACATGTAATCAGGGTTGGACGCATTACCCACACCATGACCATTGAACGAATCGACAATGAAGCCATTCTGATAGCGCGTCAAACCAGTGCTGTCAGTGATGTTCATCGACGTGGTTTGTTGTTCCAACAGCGACAGCGACGTGTAGTATTCAAGGTTCGTCACCCGCTTGTCGATTGCACCAATGTCGCGCATCGTGTAGCGCTTGTTGTCAATCGTGGTCACAGACACGTTCGACGATGCAGTCCCAAACGTGTACGGTTCAAGACCGATCTGGAACAGCACCATTGCCGTTGACGGATCATCCGGCAGAGAGGGACTTGTTGATGACACACCACGCACGTCAAAGAACGTACCGTCTTGTGCAAGGGCGAGTTTGTCCTTGCGACCAAGATAGAACGTGTAGTTCGTGATGACATCGTAGCCACGTACCGGCACACCGTTCGCGATTGCACCCGAGGACACAAAGTCTGCGCCGTTCGTGCTGATACGCGGACGGAAGTCGATACAATCACGCAGCGGCATACCGTTGAAGTACGGGATGGCTTCATACTGCATTGTTGATAGGTACGAGTTCACCGTGAAGTAATCACCCGTCACCGAATGCGTGAAGTACTGGTACGTGATCTGAATCGGTGCTGTCGGCAGTGTGCCCGTCGAATTCAGTGTGATCGATGCCAGACCATAGTACGAGTCCGTCTGACCATCATTGAACGTGTAGTTGGACGTGACATCCTTCGTGTAGCTGCCCGATGGGGAAGCAAAGGAACCACTGTCCATCATCACCGACACCAGCTTGTAGCCATCGGCTTGCGGCAGGTTGATCGTTGATTGTTGTGCCGTAGCAGCCGTAGTCAGGGTGTATGTGCCCGTGTTCAGGGTCTTGGTCTTTTCCGTACCCGAACCAGCACGATTCACTGCCGCAATCACCGTGATCGAATGGCTTGCCTGTGACGCAGTGAAGGTCAGTGTGGCTTGCGTATTCAATGGCGAGTTCAGTGTGATCGATGCAGGCGAGAGGATCGTACCGTTGGTATTGTCCACTGCCACATAGTTCGACACCAGGGCCGTTGAGGCGAACGTATCCGAACCACCCGACACTGCAATGGTCACGACACCAGACGAGTTGGCCGTTGCGGTGTATCGTTCCTGAACCGTGTACGTTGTCCCAATCGTACCATCCGACGAACGGACAGTCTCGATTGCATAGTTCGGCATCGAGAAGACAGTACCGCTGTTTTGTGGTTCGACTAGCTTCGTGTCATACACCCAGAACGCTTCGTTCGTGACAGATGTAGACGCATCAATCGTCATCGAGACATTCGACGCGATTGCCGTCACCCGGTGGACACCACCAGCCGCACCCAGCTTGACGTAATCGCCAACGCTCAGTTGCGAAAGGAACAGAGTACCATTACCGGTCACAGTCGTGCTTGATGATGCGGACACCGAACCAGTCAATTGTGTTGTGACCGGCGAGATGTCTGCACTGAAGTTCAACGGTGCTGAACCATAGTTGATGAAGAACTGCTTCACATTCGTGTTGAAGTTCTTACCTGTGTTCATCTTCACATCGAACAGACCAAGCATGTACACTGCCGAGGTCGTACCGATTGTGCCACCGACGTATTCGAACAGACGCACGCGTGCCGTACCGACCACGTTACCGGCTTGTGTGCCAGTGAGGGACGTGAGTTGGTCACAGAGGCTTACTGTCGTGAACTGATCGACTTTCGGCAAACCCGAGACGTTCGTGACAAGAACGTAGTTACCTACGGTCGTCGTGATGTGTGCGGATTCCGCGTATTGTGTATCACGTGCCTTCGGAACTGCCAGCCAGTCGATAGCGACCTTGTTCAGTTCGTAGCCACGAACGTATGCCTTCATCGGTTCCAGACCGAGCGCCAGCTTCGTAGCATCGCCGCCTTGTTCCGGCGTGTAGACACCACGGTTGTAGGTCGGATTGGCATTGAATGTCCATGTCACTTGACCATCGACCTGTGTACCCGTCGTGACATTTGGCGCAGTCGAACCAGACACACCGCCCACGGTTGCCACATAGGTGTAGCCCGAGGATGTGACGACATCGCCTACTGCGTAGGTTGTGCTGGCCTTCCATGCACCGCGATTGTTGTTGCGGTGTTCGCGGACGTCGAGCGTCGCAGGCGTCACGGTGTAATCACCGGCCTGATCGTAAGTACGACGTGCCATCGTGTCGGCAATGAGGTTGTAGTTCGTGTCCACAACCATCGTTTGCACCACACCGTTTTGCACTTGGAACAGTTGCACGAAGTTCGACGTATTGGTCGAACCGAGGGCACGCTTGTCCAAGGTCAATGTGATCTGCATACGATCTGCACCCGGCGCACTGTAGTTGTACGTACCCAGAGCGTTATCCAGCAGCGACGTATCGTCATCAGACGTGATAGTGCCTGACGTGACAGACACACCTACGCTATACGAAGGCGAGTTCGTGTACTTGTCGAGGATGATCGTCTGTGGTTCGACGAGACAGAAGTATCCGCCAATGTAATAGACGCCCTTCTCGATGGATGCAGCCGAACCTACGCCTGTTGCACCAGACGAGATTGCTTGCAGACCATACGACGAGAGTGAGGAATCTTGTGGGATCAGAACTTCGTTGTCTGAGAAAACCTTGGTCGTTTTGTCAGTGCCCGCCGAAAGGTATTTGACATAGACGGTTTCGGGATCAACCGAGTTCGTGTGAATGACCATGACCACTTGTGCCGTAACACCAGTGGTTTGACCGACCAGCACAGCGCCTACCAGTTTGTCGGTATAATTTGCGACCTGTGTGCCGTTGTTGTACGAGTTCTGTACCTTCACATAGGCGAAGTTGGTATCGACCGAGGTTTGACCCGGTACGACCATTGCGCCATCCTTGAAGATGTTGTCGCCGTGACGTTGAATCTGCTTTTGCAGAATCGTTTGAAGCTGTGTCAGTTCGCGCGCCTGTACCGAGTAACCCGGCTTGAAGAGAATCTTGTAAAACTTCTTCTCTTCGTCGTAGTCATCATAGTACGGTGCAGCGTTGAATGTGGAAAGTTCGGCTGACATCTGTTTCCTTGAATTGGAATAGTTGTGTTTTCAGTGATACTATTTAGCAAAAGAAAACCCGCCACACGGGCGGGTCGATTTGCTGCATCATGATGAAGCAGATATACGTTTATAGCTTCACTATAGTGAAGCAGTTTCGAATGAGGTTCAGTGTTTGTGGCGTAGTCCAACCGGTTGCCTGAAGGGTAACGCGATCCGTGCGACCGAGGTTGCATGTACCGTGTGGGATATCTCGCCAGTTGTGCCATGCGATGTCGCCAGCCTTCCATTGCTTCCAATAGGTGTTCCCGTATGCCCACACATGACCCGGTTGCCAGTCGTAGACCATGATTTCTAGGCGTGCGACTGCTTCGGGACGTTTGTCTATCCAATGATTCGGATCATTGTTTTTGATGTTTGGAATTTCATCAACATGATATGGAAACATCATTCCCGGCTTCTGGATGTGAAATCCACCACCAAAGCGTTCCGGCCTGAAACAGAACGCGTTTCTCACCTTCAAAAGAACATCTGTTGATGGAACGAGATTGTGGAAAAAGGTATGATCCTCATGCAGACCAAGAGTGCGTAATTCTTCTTGATCCATGTCGTATGTGAACGGTCTGTCTTCCACATCGTTCTGGGTCTGAAGGCGATTCTTGAACCCGTTCGCCCGGACGGGATTAGCTGCGAGTGCTGCTTGCAGATGCTTGACCAGATCACCTTCGACCCGACCCACTATCTTGAATGGAGGATTATCGTCCTCTACGATGGCCGGGTCGAAGTGATACTTGGATCGAGATTTGGAGAATTCCCAACGAGATTGTGTCATTATTCTTTGCGAAAATGCCACAAACAGCAATTATTCTTTCGGAATGATGGTCCGATTCAACATCGGATGGTCTTCATCAGTCGGACCAGTATCGCTGTCTGGGTGAAAGGCGATGATGTTCATCTTGCCTTCAGGAGTACGGAATCGATGAAGTTCATCAACCTCGATACAGAAGATGTCGCCCTGTTCCAGTTCAACTTCACCATCTTTGAAACACGCTTTGCCACTGCCTTCATAGACAATACCGAGACGGATCGATGGGTGAGTGTGGAACGTTTGGTCGATGCCTTCAGGGAAGTGTAGATGATTCAGGCATGGATCACCAAGACGTGGCGCATAGATCAACAACGAATCTGTACAGCCGTCGATGTACTTCAGACGACCTTCCCATTCAACCTTGACACCAGTCACTTCTTGACCAACGAAACCTTCGATGAAGATCAGAAACAGGTCCCCTGGTAGTCCTCGATCAGTGCGGGCCTCGAAGTGTTCACCCGGAAGCGAGAACACGCGGTTCTTGTTGATGAACACGCGTGGATTGTCGTCGATGTCAACAATCAGGTCTTGCGTACACAGGCCGTACCACGTTCCGGTATCGTTTGTGCTTTCGAATTTGAATTCGTACCCGTAAGCCTTTTCGATGAATGCTTCTTTTCCGTTGTGTTGCGATGTGATGCGGCCTTGCTTCAAAATCATGATCGGTTCCAGTTAATGTCAATCTTGTCGGATTCGTAGATGCGCGCCAGTGTTCCACGATAGATGACGAGTGATCGAACCTTGCCCTTGTTGGCGTAGTAGTCCTGATCGCCAGTCTTATCTAGGATGTAGTCCTTCAGTGGCTTCTTGTACATCAGCGGGTCACTGCCCGGATAACGTACTTCCTGATCGGTGTAGAGACACCAGTCGTTCCACTGTTTGTTGTCAAAGAAGTGGAAGACATTATCATTTAGTCTCGTATCGGGGGCACTAATCAACATCCGAAGCTGAACGCCTTGGTACTTGATGACATAGTTGAACCACCACCAGAACATCTTGACCGTTGTCATCGGAACCGGGCATGCAGCAACCAAGGTCTGATAGGAATTCTGCGTGTCACCAGAGACGCCCTTGAGGATTTCTGTCCAGGGCTTCAGGAGGTCTGCCTGATCGGCATACTCCATGAACTTGATTGAACCGAACATCTGATCGCCAATCTCGCCAGTGACAACCACGTAGCCATCCTTGACGACTTTGTTCATCGTGTCTTCAACGGCGAACTCAGGCATCTCGATGATTGGACACTGATCCTTGATGAGTTCGTTGTACATCAACGGATACTCGTCAATGCTCTTCTGGTTCATAATAACAGTGATGTCAGCCGCTTTCAGTACTTCCATGAAGGCCAGTAGCACCGAGGTCGAATCAAGCCCACCAGACCAGCATACCGCGATCTTACGACCATTTGCAGCCGCAACGATTTCCTGTACGCGGTTCGCCATCAGTTCATCGACGGTATGCTTCTCGCCATTCGGATCACCAATCGGAGTGAGACATTTGATTTCGGGACGCGGAAACAAGGTCTGCGTCCTATCGTAAATGTAGGGAACTTCCGAAGGCTTCGAGAGCGGCGGCATCAATGACCGATGAAAGTAGTATTGTGCCGTGTCACTCATGATTAGCTTGCTGCCTTTGTCGCCAGTACGTCTTCGATCAGCTTCTTGATGTAGGCTTCGTCAGCGGCCTTGATGTTCGACTTGACATCCGTTGTGCCACCGACCACCACTAGATCGTTAGAACTTCCTGATCCTGCAATCGCTGCCGCTGCTGCCTGTTCAGTCGAATATCGTACCGTCACTTGGGTCTTGCCGACCAACCCTTTGATGAACGATGGGTCTGCCGACTTCACCGCTGCGATGTCGGATGCAGCCGTTTC